TATTTGAAGAATTTATTTGGAATGTAATAATGGCTAAAATTAGACCAAGAATCACGCAAGAAGAATGGGAAATAGTCAAAATATTTAGAGCAGAAAATCCAACTAAAAATTATACTGGTATAAACCAAATTACTGATGGTTTAGATATTGACAATACTACTGTAAAACATCTTTGGGTTAAAAATAAAACAGCAAGTTTATTCGTAAAAAATCCAAACTTTATTTCACCTGAAGAATTAGAGCAATCCAATTTTAAAGATGAACTAATTGAAGACTTAAAAAACTATTCACCTAAATTCCCAAAGTTAGAACGAATTGAAAACAAAGATTCTTACTTATTAGTTTTAGATCCTGCCGATATTCATATAGGTAAGCTATGCACATCATTTGAAAGTGGTGAAACTTATAACAATCAAATTGCAGTACAAAGGGTACTGGAAGGTGTAAAAGGAATATTGCAAAAGGTTTCAAGCTTTACCATTGATAAAATTTTGTTTATTGGTGGCAATGATATTTTACACATAGACAATCCAAATAGAACAACTACAAGCGGAACTCCACAAGATACTGATGGAATGTGGCACGACAATTTTATGATTGCAAAACAATTGTATGTTGAAGTATTGGAATTATTGATAGGAGTAGCTGATGTTCATTTTACCTTTAATCCAAGTAACCACGATTATACTAACGGATTCTTTTTAGCGCAGGTTATAGAAACTTATTTTAAGGATTGTGATAATATTACATTTGATTGCACAATAGCGCATAGGAAAGGATTTAAATATGGCAGTAACCTAATTGGAACTACTCACGGTGATGGTGCAAAGCAACAAGATTTACCTTTACTAATGGCAGTTGAATTTGCTAAAGAATGGGCAGAAACTAAACATAGGTATATCTATACACACCACGTGCATCATAAGACAAGCAAGGATTATGCAGGTATCACAATTGAAAGTTTAAGAAGTCCAAGCGGTACGGACAGTTGGCATCACAGGAATGGATTCCAACACGCACCAAAATGTTGTGAAGGTTTTTTGCATTGTAAAGAGAATGGTCAAATAGCACGAATAACACATATATTCTAATGATAAGTAGCTTTCAAATATTAGGGCAAACAATTGAAGTGATCATAGACAATGAATACTGCCATAAGAACAAGTGCTATGGGCAGTTTATACCATTCGAAAACAAAATAATAATAGCTAATAAATTTAAATCTAAAAAAGTTTGGGTAGATTACAAGCAGGAAATAATTGATGCTACGTTTTATCACGAGTTAATCCATTGCCTGTTGTTCTATGCTGATTCTGAAAGTTGGTTAGATGAGAAATTAGTTGACAAACTTGGAAACTTTTTACATCAGTACGAAATAAGTAAGTCCCAAATTTAGCATATATTTGGGACGAGTAAATGTGACAAAATCACAATTTAAGTACTAAAATTGCTGAATATAACACAAAATAGATACTTAAAAGTAAGAATATCAGTTTTAAACTGACATATAAAATATAAAACATAACTCGCTAAATCTATATAAAATTAGCTACATTTGGCGAGGTATAATGAACTTCAATATTGATTTATTGGAGTTTTTTTATGTCGTTTTTAAAAATAAATACGCTAATTATCAAACACTTATAAAATTAATAAAAAAATTATTAGTTTTTGTAATAATAAATTTGTACATTTGAAAGGTCGAAAAGAGATAACAAATACAAATTATGATAACAATAGCAAACTTAAAAGAAAACAGAAACTTTATTTTAGAAACTTTAAAAAGTAGAAGATTTACTGAATATTGCACAGAATTAGAATTTATGAATGCAATTGTTTTGAAAATTGAAACTTATGAATTTGATTTTGAAGAATCAATGGAATGGAATATTCAATTTATGATGAGTGATATCTATAGAATGCAATTTTCGCAATCAGCAGTTGCAAAAACTAAAAAGAACAATAATCCGAACTCATTAAGAAACATTTACGGACAAATTCAAGAAAGAGAAGAAGCAAAAGGCTTAAAATTTAATCAATTAACTTCACGTTGGGAACGTGCTTAAACAAACAATGACAAAGAAAATTAGCTTAAACGATTTTATGTTCAGATTTAGTGGCTATGGTCACTATGCTGTAACTTACACAAGTCCAGTAACAGGTAGTATGTGGACTGCAACAATTGATGATATGCCATTAATTGATGCTACTAAAAGTAATTGGGATAATGTGAAAATCCAAGACTTAAATTTATTAAAGAAACTTTGTAAACAATTATGCGAATGGAACTAATCACATCAACATTATTTACCAACTCGTACTCAAAAGAGCATTTAGTAACAATAGCTTTGTACCAATCAGAATTTGGTTATGAAATTATAAATAAAGTTGGTGCAAAATCATACGGAGAAATAAGAACTACGAGAATGGAATCAGAAGATTATTACTTGGATTTAGTAAAAGAAACAAAAAAAGCATTTAATATAATGCAACAACCTTTTAACACAACAGAAACAAAATAATGAAAAATCAATTTTTAGAATTAATATTAGGAATAATTTTAGTAGCAGCAACATTTGCAACGCTATATGTTTTACTTTTAATCACACACGAATAACAATGAAAATTACAATCGAAAAAACAATCACAGAAACGCACGATATTGAATTACCTGCGTACAAGAAGAACAGTTGCCATTACTTTAAAATAGTAAGTGAAAAAGAAGCAGTATTAGTATGTACTTATTTAGGTGGAGAATCAATCGCAACAAGTACAACCAGTAGTGCATTAAGTTTAGCACCATTAGAATCAAGTGCTGAAGAGTTTGATGCCAAGTTCAATGAAGTATTTACATTAATAAGCGAGAAAGCATCATTATGCAAAAAGAACGTCTAAAAAAAGAAGTAGTATTGCAACTACTGGAAAGCCAAGAATCAATCGGATACATAGCTGATAATATGGGGGTTAAATATCAAACTATTTTAAAGCAAATAATAAGTGAATCGCCAACATTATGCAAGAGACTTTATGTATATGCGATTAAAAATGCTTTAGGGTTACCATTAAACAACACAATAACTGAACTATACAATAACGATGGAGGCTACAAAGAATGAGCATACAAGAAGAAGAAAACAAATTAGCTATACTATGGCAGTATTATAAGAACTGTTTAGAGATGACTCACACTGGCGAATGCGATGACCAGGAATTTATAGAGTTAGGCAAAGCAGCTAACAAGTGGCGATTACAAAAGGAATTAGTACACAAGTTAAAAAACGAAAACAAATGAGCAAACAAACAGCAGTTAGATGGTTAGAGCAGGAATTTATTGCCCTACAAAATTATAATGTAAATGAATTTGGATTATTTGCAAAAGCCAAAGAAATGGAGAAGGAGCAGATAAAAGATGCTTATTGGTCATCCTATAAAGAAGGTCAGTATAGCGGAGACAAAACGGCAGATGATTACTACAACGAAACATTTAATAAATAAATTATGAGCAGAATAGACACACTACGAAACCGATACGATAAAATAAACAGATTGCGCAACATAGCAATAAATGAACGCAATATTTTAAAAACAAAACAAGCACAATGGCTGCTTTATTCAATCACAACAACTTTAAACCTTATAAGCCAACCACAGCAATGGAATTAGATAAAATAAGTAACATAGAATTAGGTGGAATAGACACCAATGATTATCCTGACTTTTGCGATGCTCACATAGTAAGTGCAGAAATAGATGGAGTTGAATTAACCGATGCAGAAATAGAAGAATTAAACTGCGATTCAAGTTTTGTATATGACTGTGTTTTAAACCAATTATTTTAATGAATTTATCGGATTTACAACATAACGAAAGGCTATTACTAAAGCAATTGGCTATATTGCAGGATAAAGTAAAAATTTATAAAAAACAATTATCAGAAACTAAAAAACAAATAAAGAAATGGAAAATTTAACACATTGGAAAAAAATGACTGATCCAAAATATATTGGAAGTTATGACTTTCAACCAGGACAAGAATTAAAAGTAACTATTGAAAAAATAGAGAATGTAAATATTGAATTATTTAATGGAAAGAAGCTTGAAACAAAAAATTGCATCTTAGCGCATTTTAAAGGAGCTAAAAAACCAATGATATTAAATAAAGAGAATATGAAGGTAATAACCAAAGTAGCAGGATCACCATACATAGAGCAATGGGTTGGTAAGGAATTAGTTTTATATGTAACTAAAGTAGCTGCATTTGGTTCTATGGTGGATGCTGTAAGGGTAAAATTTATACGATAATATGATAGATAATTTAATATTTAGAAGCAGCGCAGTAGGTGGCCTATGTGGTAAAACAGGGCTTGGCGCAACAGGTGAGAAGCTTGCAATTAAAACGTATTTGCAGAAGCGTTATGGTAGATATAAAGAAATTACAAATAAATATCTTGAAAAGGGTATTGCTTGTGAAGATGCTGGTATTAAAACCTATAATAGCCTATTTGATACGGATTATGTAAAGAACGATACACGTATTTACAATGAATTTATAACAGGTGAATGTGATATTGATACAGGTGAAAGTATTATAGACATCAAAAACAGTTGGGATTTATTTACTTTCCACGAAAGCAAAACAAGTGATAACAAATTATATGATTGGCAAGGCCAGTGCTATATGGAGCTATACGATCGGCCAATGTTTCAATTGGTTTATGTTTTAGAAGATACACCTGACTTAAATATATTTAAGGAAATAAACTATGCAGGTGATATTGAGGAATGGGAAGAGGTGCAAATTATAGCCAATATGGTTTATTCTCAATCTACATTTGATAGGCTTATTGAAACGCAAGGATTGGGTGGCGATGTAAAAACCGATAAAGCTATAAAAAGTTTTATTGAAATTCCTGCAGGCGAAAGGTTGCACGCTAAACAATTTAGCAGGGATTCAACAAAATACGAATTTATTAAAACAAGAATTAACGAAGCAAGAAAATTTTTAAAATCAATATACGAATAATGGAAATTAGAATAAAATCAGCTCAATTAGTTCCTGATCAATATGGGAATAACATTAAAATTACAAAAGTAGGCCTATACAATTTAGGTAAATTTATTAAATGGATAAAATTAGATGACAAATTATTGGAGCTTATTACTTCCATAAAAATGCCAGTAGACAATTCATTTTGTCCACCATTTGTAAAAGATACTGAAAATATATTAAATTCTTTAATTGGTACACATTTTATTTTAGATTTTAATGAATTTATAGCAAAATGCGAATTATCTTATTTACCAATAACTAGGGATGAAGGCTATTTTTATTATGGTAGCAAAAAATTAGATGTTTGCCTGGAGTTTGATACATTTCCAAATTTAGATGCTTCAGATACATCAGGCGAAGAAACATTTGTTTCAAAATTAATCGGGGTATATTTTTACCCAAAATATTTAAATTAAAAAACCTAATAAATAAATAAAATGAAAGAAGAAATTGAAATTTTAAAAGACGAAATGTTAATTATGCAAGAATGTGCTGAAATTTATAATGATGATATTTATGAAATAAAATTAGAAATTGAAAGGCTAATAAAAGAAGTAATTTACTTGCAAAAAGATTTAGCAGCACAAGAAGAAACTTTTATAGATGAAATCAGAAAATTGAAAAAAAGTTTAGATGTGGAAATAGAACATTTACAAGAACAAATTAGATAATTAATAAATAAATAAATGGAAATCAAAGGTAAGATCCTTCAAATCGGAGAAGTAAAACAGATTAGTGATAAGTTTAAGTTGCAACCAATTTTAATTGAAACTGGTGATAAGTACCCAAGAAAACTTCAATTGCAATTAAAAGATAGGGCAATGCAGCAAATAATAAACATAGGTGATGTATTAATTTTTAAATTTGATGCTGAGTCAAGGGAATATAACGACAAGTGGTATACAAATTTAAATTGCTATGAAATTACAAGGTAACTAAAACAGGTAAGTGTAATCAAAAAAGTGGTGAAAAATTATTTTAAAATAGTTAAATTACAAAAAACGTAAAATAAAATTTTTTCCTAAAATTACAATTACACTTACCTTTTATGACTTAGATACTAATAAAATCAATAGCTAAGGTCAGGTAAGTATAAAATATAGTATAATGATTACACTTACCTAATTATTTAGAATGAATCTAAATAGTAAATAAATTAAAATAAAGCAAATAAATAGTTTACTTTTGGAATATTATAAAATGTGTTATGAAGTAGAGATTTGTAACACATTCTTTTAAAGTGTTGTTTTCATAAAACAATTAGCCCCAATTCTCTCTACGTTTTGGGGCTTTTGTTTCTTATAAATTATTATGAACATATCGTTATTCAAATCAGTAAAAGATACATCTTCACCATTTAATAAACCAGTACAAGTTGCATTAGATAGAATAAAAAATGGAGCTTCAAAGGAATTAAACTTAAAAATTAGAGAATCTAATGACAAGGAAATACAAAAAACTTTAAAATCTAAATTACCTGGTGTTTGTTTTAATGGAACTTTTACCAATAGAAGCATAAAAGGATTAGATAAAAAGTCAGGATTAATTATATTAGATTTTGATGGTTTTGAAAATAAAGAATCCGCATTACAATATAAAGAAAGTTTAAAAGAGGATGCCTATATATTTGCAACTTGGATAAGTCCATCAAATATTGGAGTAAAAGTATTAGTTAAGATTCCAACTGAAGGCGAACATAAAGGATATTTTGATGCTTTAAGATTACATTTTAATTCTGAACATTGGGATGTAAGTAGTTCAAATATTGATAGATTTTGTTTTGAAAGCTACGATTCTGATTTGTTTCAAAACAATAATTCAATGTTATGGAGTGTTTGCGAATTACCTGAATCAGATGAAATAGGAACAAGTAAACCATTTATATCAATAAAATCAGATAATCGTATTATTGAGAATTTAATGAAGTGGTGGAATAAAAAATATGGTTTTGTTCAGGGCCAAAAGAATAATAACCTATTTAAGTTAGCTGCAGCATTTAATACATTTGGAATTAATAAGAGTGAATGTGAACACGTTTTAAACCAATTTTGTAATGGTAAAAATGATAAAGAAATACAACAACTAATTAATTCAGCATATAAAAACGTAGCTGATTTTAGAACAAGGTTTTTTGAAGATAAAGATGTAAAACAAAGAATTGAAAAACAAGTAAAAGCAGGATCTACTTTAAAAGATATTGCTAATTCATTTCCTGGAGTAGATAAAATTGAAATTGAAGCTAGTATAAATGAAATAAAAGAAAATAATGTTAGTGATGATTTTTGGACTTATGATAGAAATGGAAGATGTATATTAAGCGCACATCAATATAAATTTTGGTTGCAATCAAAAAACTTTAGTAAATACTTTCCAACTGATTCAAATACTTATACTTTTATACGTAAAGAAAAAGGATTAGTTGAAGAAACTAATGATAAAAGAATAAAAGATTTTGTATTATCTGAATTATTAAAACGTAATGACATTGGATTTCTTCCGTACGATATGATGGCAAATACAACTAAGTATTTTAGTAATGATTTTTTAGCTTGCTTAGAATCAACTGAAATGGCTATAAAAGAAGATACATCTGATACCTGTTATATTTATTATCAAAACTGCACTGTTGAAATAAAAAAAGATTCAATAAATACTATTGGGTATGAGAATATTGAAGGTTATGTTTGGAAAAAACAAGTTATAAATAGAATTTATGAGGAATCCGATCACCACGAAAGCGAATTTAGGAAGTTTTTATGGTTAATTAGTGGTAAAAATATTCAGCAATACAATAGTTTTAAATCAGTAATTGGTTATTTATTGCATAGTTTTAAGACCAGTGCAAATAATAAAGCAATAATATTTAATGATGAAACTATAAGCGATAATCCAAATGGTGGGAGTGGTAAAGGTTTGTTTTGGAATGCATTAACTAAAATGAAAAAAGTTGCAAGTATTGATGGCAAAACATTTGAATTTACAAAATCATTTCCTTACCAAACTGTTTCAACTGATACACAAATATTAATTTTTGATGATGTAAAAAAGAACTTTAGTTTTGAATCATTATTTAGTTTAATTACTGAAGGAATAACTTTAGAGTATAAAGGCCAGGATGCAATAAAGCTTCCAATAAATAAAAGCCCTAAAATATTGATAACAACTAATTATACTATAGGTGGAATTGGTGGATCATTTGAGCGCAGAAAATTTGAAGTTGAAATGAGTAGTTATTTTAGTAATAAATATACACCTGTAGATGAATTTGGACATCTACTATTTGATGATTGGAATGAAGCCGAATGGTCAAGGTTTGATAATTATATGATTCAATGCTGCCAATTTTATTTAATAAATGGATTAATTAAGAATGATTTTAAAAACTTAGAAATAAGAAAGTTTATTAAAGAAACATCATTTGAGTTTTATGAATGGGCTAATACTGAAACATTGCCATTTGATATTAGATTACCTAAAAATGAATTATTTGATATTTTAACTAATGATTATTCAGATTTAAAGAAATGGTTACAAAAGAAAACATTAAACAGGTGGATTAAAACTTATTGCGAATTTCATAAATACGAATACAAAGAAGGTAAGTCTAATAATAATTTGTGGTTAGAAATAAATAAACCTAAAGGATCATTTGAAAATCCAATAAAAATAGATATATGAAAGTATTAAGAGATTACCAAAAACGAATAAGTAAAGATGCAAATGATATTTTAAAGCGTTTAGGCTTTGTTTATTTAGCACTTGAAGTAAGAGTTGGTAAAACAGCAATTGCATTAAACACAGCTAAGTTATATGGTGCTAAAAATGTTTTATTTGTAACTAAAAAGAAAGCAATTAAATCTATTGAAAATGATTACAATGATTTTGGATTTAAATTTAATTTGACTGTTATAAATGCCGAAAGTTTACATAAGGTTACAGGTAATTTTGATTTAATAATTTCGGATGAACACCATAAGTATGGTGCATTTCCAAAGCCATCAAAAGGAACAGTTTACTTTAAGAAAACTTTTGGACATTTGCCAATCATTGCATTAAGTGGCACAATGAATCCTGAATCATATAGCCAGGTATTCCATCAATTTTGGGTTAGTAATAATTCACCATTTAAACAATATGCAAACTTTTACAATTGGGCCTTATATTTTGTAAATATTGGCCAAAAGTATTTAGGTTATGCAGTAGTAAAAGATTACACTAATGCTAAACAAGATTTGATTCAAAAAGCAATACAGCCATATATTATTACTTATACTCAAAAGCAAGCAGGATTCACATCTGAAGTAATTGAAAGAATATTGACTGTTGAAATGAATGAAAGCACTTATGATTTGGTTGCTAAACTTAAAAAGGATAATGTAATTGAAGGTAAAACTGAAGTGATTATTGCTGATACTGGAGCTAAAATGATGAGCAAATTACATCAAATGTATTCAGGAACAGTAAAGTTTGAAAGTGGTAACAGTATGGTATTAGATAAGTCTAAAGCTTTATTTATTAGTAATCATTTTGCAAACAATAAGATTGCAATATTTTATAAGTTTAAAGAGGAATTAAACGTAATTCAAAGTATTGGTAATATTACTACTGATTTGAATGAGTTTAATACTACTGATAAATCAATAGCTTTGCAAATAGTTAGCGGTAGAGAAGGAATAAATTTAAGCGCTGCA